ATCAAAAGAATAAATGTAGAACGGGAGTTATATATCATAATAAAGGAGAAACCTGGTATTTAACAAGAGACTATTATATGTGGTTAAACTTTCTTCCCATTTATGATAAGGAAGAAAAAGCATATGGATTTGCAAAAGTAAGAGATGCTCAGTATCATATGGCATTATATGAAATAATGGCTGAGATAAATCATAAACATGTTGCAATACTTAAGAAAAGACAGATAGCATCATCATACTTTCATATGGGTAAACTCTTAAACATGTATTGGTTTGAAGAAGGTGCTGTACTTAAAGTTGGAGCTGCCCTTAAAGATTATATAAATGATAAAGGTTCATGGAAATTCTTAGATGAATATAAGACATTTCTTAATGAACATACTGCATGGTATAGACCTTCTAATCCAGGTAAAGTTCTTTTATGGGAACAAAAGATAGAAGTTAGAATAAATAATAGAAAAACACATAAAGGTCTTATGTCTAAAATTCAAGGAGGTTCATTTGAAAAGAATGCAACAACTGGTGTTGGAGGACCATGTACTTTTTTCTTTCATGAAGAAGCAGGTATTGCTCCTAAGATGGATAAGACTTATGAATATTTACGTCCTGCAATGTCATCAGGTATGTTAACAACTGGAATGTTTATAGCTGCTGGATCAGTTGGAGATCTTAGTCATTGTAAACCTCTAAAAACAATGATACTATATCCAGAAGAAAATGGTATACTTGGTATAGAAACAGATCTTATGGATAATAAAGGTACTATTGGTATAGCAGGATTATTTATTCCTGAGCAATGGTCTATGCCTCCTTTTATAGATGATTATGGTAATTCTAAAGTAGAAATAGCTTTAAAAGAAATCAAAAAAGAAAGAGTAAAATGGAAGAAAGACCTTGATGGAGAACAATATCAATTAAGAGTATCTCAAAAACCTATAGATATTGCAGAAGCTTTTGCATATAGAAAAGAATCTATCTTTCCACAAGCATATGTTTCTAAACAACTTAGACGTATTGAAGATAAGGAATATTCATATGAACATATTAAACTAGAAAAAGATCATGGTATTATAAAAGCATCTACATCAAACAAACTTCCTATAAATGAATTTCCAGTAAATAAAAAGAGAGAAGATAAAACAGGTGTATTAGTTGTATGGGAAAGACCTATTAAGGATCCTGGATTTGGCACATACTATGCTTCTATTGACCCTGTGTCAGAAGGAAAGACAACTACATCAGACTCTTTATGTAGCATTTTTGTATATAAAAATCCTGTTGAAGTTACAAAAGAAACATTAGAAGGATTAGAAACTTTTATTGAAGGTGATAAGATTGTTGCATCATGGTGTGGTAGATATGATGATATAAATAAAACACATGAGCAACTATGTTTAATTATAGAATGGTATAATGCTTGGACATTAGTTGAGAATAATATATCCTTATTTATTCAATATATGATTTCTAAAAAGAAACAAAAATATCTAGTACCAAGATCACAAATTGTATTTTTAAAAGATTTAGGATCAAATGCAAATGTATTTCAGGAGTATGGATGGAAGAATACAGGTACATTATTTAAAAGTCATCTCATATCATATGCAATAGAATTTCTAAGAGAAGCAATAGATGAAGAGGTAGGAGAAGATGGTACAGTATATAAAACAACATATGGTGTAGAAAGAATTCCTGATAAAATGTTATTAACTGAAATGTCACATTATTATCCAGGATTAAACGTGGATAGACTTGTATCATTTTCAGCACTTGTAGCTTTTTCAAAAATTCAACAAGCAAATAGAGGATATATAAAACGTAAAGAAAGAGATAAGTCACTAGAAATGTTGGATAACACACAAAAATTCCGTAAATTAAATATAGGAGCGTATAGAAATATAGGAAGAAATAAATCAAATGGAGGACGTAGACCAAGATCTCCATATAAAAATTTAAAATAATGTTTGAATATATAACAACATGTACATATCCAATTGGGTTCTTTACATACCTATATGTTGAGGACTGCAAACAATTAATAGAAACAGAATATTATGAAGGTACTTAGTGCAATGCAACTTAAAAATGGAGCTAAAGCAAAGAAATCTGCTTTAAATGCTTCATTAACACAACCTCTTCAATTCATATCATCAAAAGAAAAAGATGATGATTGGACTGCATGGAATCTAGATTGGCTAGAGGAAAGGGGTATGGAATATTTAAGAAAAAATGCAAGAAAGATTTTAAAGAATTATAAACTTGCAAAAGGTATAATTGATAAGACTGATTATATTGTTGAAGAAGATAATGATTATCAAGATCTAATGGATGTTCTTACAAAGGAAGATGAGTCTGCATTAGAGTTAAAGTTTTACCCTATTATACCTAATGTTATTAATGTATTAACTGGTGAATTTTCAAAAAGATACAATAGAGTTCAGTTTAGAGCTGTAGATGATACATCATATAATGAGATGTTAGAATCTAAAAGAATGAAGATTGAAGAGAATTTATTAACTGATGCACGTAATAAATTAACTATTGAAATGATAAATCAAGGTGCTGATCCACAATCAGAAGAATTTCAACAAGCTATTGATGATGAAAATTTAAAAACACTTCCTGAGATTGAAGATTTTTTCTCAAAAGATTATAGAAGTCTAGTAGAAGAATGGGCATCTCATCAATTAAAAGTTGATGAAGAAAAATTTCACATGCATGAACTAGAAGAAAGAGCATTTAGAGATATGCTTATTTCTGATAGAGAATTCTGGCATTTTAAAATGAATGAAGATGATTATCAACTAGAATTATGGAACCCTGCTTTAACATTCTATCAAAAATCTCCTGATTCAAGATATATATCAGATTCAAACTTTGCCGGTAAATGTGATATGATGACTGTTGCTGATGTTATTGATAAGTATGGTTATCTTATGACTGAAGAACAATTATCATCATTACAAGAAATACATCCTTCTATTGCAGCAAAGTATCAATTAAGAGGTATGCAAAATGATGGTTCATATTATGCAGGATCAAAATCACATGAATGGAATACTACAGGTGATTCATTAGATTATAGAAGATATAATGCAAGTTGGGATAATAATCCTGGTGAAGGTACTGATATTGTAAATTGGATACTTAATGAAGGAGATGATATAAATAGTTGGGGTAATTCAGATATGATGAGAGTTACAACAACATATTGGAAAACTCAAAGAAAGGTAGGTCATTTAACAAGAATAACTACAGATGGAGAAGTTATACAGGGAATAATAGATGATACATATAAAGTTACTGAAAAACCTATATATAATACACATCTATTTAAACAAAAAACAAAAGAAAATGTTATTGAAGGTGAACATATTGATTGGATATGGATTAATGAAGTATGGGGTGGAGTTAAAATAGGTCCTAATGCTCCAACATTTGGTAATACAGAAGATTCAGAGGTTAACCCAATTTATTTAGGTATTAATAGAACTAAACCAGGTAGAGTACAATATCAATTTAAAGGTGATGACTCATTATATGGATGTAAACTACCAGTAGAAGGAAGAGTTTATTCTGATAGAAACACAAGATCTACATCTTTAGTTGATTTAATGAAACCGTATCAAATAGGATATAATATGGTTAATAATCAGATAGCAGATATTTTAGTAGATGAATTAGGTACTGTTATTATGTTTGATCAGAATGCTTTACCACGTCATTCAATGGGTGAAGATTGGGGTAAGAATAATCTTGCTAAAGCATATGTAGCAATGAAAGATTTTGGTATGATGCCTTTAGATACATCTATTACTAATACAGAGAATGCTACAAACTTTAATCATTATCAAACATTAAATCTAGAACAAACAAATAGATTAATGTCAAGAATTCAATTAGCTAATCATTTTAAAAATCAGGCATTTGAATCTATTGGTATTAATCCACAACGTTTGGGAGGACCAGTAGATCAACAGACAGCAACAGGTGTTACTCAAGCAATGCAACAATCATATGCACAAACTGAAACATATTTTGTACAACACTCAGATTATTTAATGCCAAGAGTTCATGAAATGAGAACAGATTTAGCTCAACATTATCATAGTACTAACCCTTCTGTTAGATTAACATATTTAACATCTGAAGCAGAAAAAGTCAATTTTACTATAGATGGAAAAGAGCTCTTACTAAGAGATTTTAATGTTTTTTGTACTACTAAAACAAATCATAGAGCTACATTAGAACAATTAAAGCAAATGGCACTTACAAATAATACTACAGGAGCAAGCATTTATGATCTTGGTAATGTACTTAAAGCTGATTCTATTGCTGAAGTTTCAGATATACTTAAAGATGCTGAACTTAAATCACAACAAATGCAACAACAAGAAATGCAACAACAGCAACAAATGCAACAACAACAAGCTGCTGCTATGGCAGAAGAAGGAGAGAAACAAAGAGCATTTGAATCTGAAAAAGCACAAGCTCAAATTGAAAAAGATATCACTGTTGCTGAAATAAGAGCAGCTGGATATGGAGCACAGTCAGATATTAATCAGAATCAAGAGAGTGATTTTGCTGATGCAATGAAAGATATACGTGGTAGAGATCAATACAGAGAACAAATGAACTTTAAAAGGGAACAAGCTGTTGTTAAAAACAATGCTACAAATCAAAAATTAGATATTGATAGAGAAAAATTGAGTACTCAACGTGATATTGCTAATAAAAATCTTCAAATAGCAAGAGAAAATAAAAACAAATATGATGTAAAAAGGGAAGATAAGAAGAAGAAAAAGTAGTCTTAGCTATATACTGCAGAAAATCTTTAACTAACTACCAAATTTATAAGGTTTAGAGAAAAAACTTTAGTATATTATATATGTAATAACCAATAATTAAAACCAAATAATAATATGTCAGAAGAGAAAAACATGGATACAACGAGAGTAGAACAAGTAGATGTGAACCTAGATGAGATCTTTAGTGGAGCTCCTGGGGCAAATTCTATTACACTACCAGAAGAAACAGAAAGTAAACCAAATATTTTTTCACGTGATGGGAATGTTGATTTAACATTTCTTGATGAAAAGATTGAGGAAGTTACTGAAACAGTTGAATCAACTGATGCTGAAGTAAAAACTGAAGCAAAAGAAGAAGTAAAAGAAGAGGTTAAGAAATCTGAAGTAACACCAACTGAGGTTGATGACATTCTTAATGAAGGATTAGAATTAGCAGAAGATGAAGAAGAAAAATCAACTGTTAAAGGAAGAAAAAGAATTGAAGGCATGACAGATGTCTTTAAGAAAATGATTGAAGAGGACCAAATTGTTCCTTTTGATGATGGTAAAGACTTAGATGAGTATACTGCAAAAGATTGGAAAGAACTCATTCAAGCTAATATGGATGAGAGAGGTAATAAAGTAAGAAGAGAAACACCAAAACAATTCTTTGATAGTTTACCACAAGAATTACAGATTGCAGCTAGATATGTTGCAGATGGTGGACAAGATCTTAAAGGTCTATTTGGAACTTTAGCTCAAGTTGAAGAGACAAGATCATTAGACATTAAGAGTGTACCTGGTCAAGAAAATATTGTAAGAGAATATTTATCTGCAACTGGATATGGTACTATAGAAGATATAGAAGAAGAAATTGAAATTTGGAAGGATTTAGGAAAGCTTGAAAAACAAGCAGGTAAATTCAAACCGAAATTAGATAAAATGTCTGAAGCTGTTGTTGGTAGAAAGTTGCAAGAACAACAAATGAAACAAGCACAACAACAAAAGGCATCAGAAAATTATATGGCTAATGTATACGAGACATTAAAAGAAGGTAAATTAGGAGAAATGAAAGTTAATAAAAAAACTCAATCTATGTTATATAATGGATTAGTTAGTCCAAATTACCCGTCTATATCAGGCCAAAATACAAATTTATTAGGACACTTATTAGAGAAGTATCAATTTGTTGAACCAAATTATACTCTAGTATCAGAAGCATTATGGTTACTTGCTGATCCTGAAGGTTATAAATCTCAGATTATGACAAAAGGAACAAATGCTGCAGTAGAACAAACAGTTAGAAAATTAAAGACAGCTCAAGCTAACAAAAATGCTTCTACTAATACTGCTAATAATGAGGGCTCTAGAAGTAGAACTAAGAAGAGAACACTTCCAAGAGGTAATAATATATTTAAAAGATTTTAACAACAACAACAACAATAATTATTAATTAAAAAAAAGTAGAAATTATGGCTGTACCAGCAAACGGACAAACACAAGTCCTAAACAATGGTCTCTTCCTCAGAGACACAAATTATAAAGCTAGTTCCCATATTGATTCATATCACTTAACTAATATGCTTGGTAACGCAGAACCAATGGACATGGGTCCAGTGGATTTGTGGGCAATGACGCAAAAGGTAGAAATGCCTTTATATCAAATGGCATCTTTTGGTGGTAAGAATACAATTATGGTGGACAATGCTCGTGGGGAGTACAAATGGCAAACACCTATATCACAAGAATTACCTCAGATTGTAGGTGATGTTATATGTGAAGGTGGTAGTAGAGATTTAGGTGCTGATGGTGTACCTTTTAAGATCAAATTATCCACAAGAGAGTTTGGTCATGGAGATATCATTACATATGATAAGTACAATGGTCTAGAATTATACGTTACGGCTGATGATATTACTCAGTCAGGTGATGGATGGATTTATACCTGTGAACTTGTCAATAATAATAGTGCTGCTGTATTAGATGCTGATAAGTATTTAAAGGTAGGTACTAAATTCTTTAGAAAAGGTTCTGCAAGAGGTGAGTACGGAGAAAGATTCTCTGATATTCAAGTAGGAACAGGGTTTAGAGAATTCTATAACTTTGTTGGAGGTGCTGAAGCACATGTTCATTATTCAATTTCATCTAGAGCAGACTTAATGCTTAAAGGAGGAATGAATGCTGATGGTACAGTACCTGTAACTGAAATTTGGAGAAATTTTGATCCAAAAGCAAATCCATCAGTTTCTTCTATTGAACAATTAGTTACTAGTATGGGTAAATCAGGTGCTAAAAGAGCATTTGAGAGTGGTTCTTTATCAAGAACTTTCTTAACTAATCTTGAAGCAGCTCACTTATCTAAAATTGCTAATGACATTGAAACCTACTTAATGTGGGGTAAAGGTGGAAGAATCAAACAAGATGGTCCAGATGATATTAGATTATCTGTAGGTTTATGGTCTCAGTTGGATAATTCCTTTAAACGTGTTTATAACAAATCTTCATTCACATTGGATATGTTCAAAACTGAACTATATAACTTCTACCAAGGTAAAGTTGAGTTCAAAGGACCAGATCCAAAGCGTCAGTTGATTGTTCAAACAGGTATTGCAGGAATGCAGCTAGTTAACAAAGCTATTGCTAATGAAGTATTTGGTAGTGGTATGGTTGTTAATGCTTCTGATGTAGGAGCAGTGACAGGTAAAGGTATGGATTTGGATTATGGTTTTGCTTACACAAGCTTCACCATTCCTTTCTTAGCTAACGTTAAGTTTGTACTGAATCCAGCATTTGATAACTTGCATACCAATGATATTGAGAATCCACTTATTGACGGAAGACCACTAAGCTCTTATAGCTTTATTATCTTTGATGTCACTGATGAAGGAAATGACAACATTTACTTGTTGAAACTTTCTTGGGATAATCAATTGAAATGGTTCTACCAAAATGGTACAATGGATTACATGGGAAGAAGCCAAGGTTTCTCCTCAGCAGGTAACTTCAATGGCTACAGGGTCTATATGACTCAGACAATGCCAGCCATTTGGGTGAAAGATCCAACCAAGGTATTAAAAATTGTTATGAGGAATCCAGTTACTGGAGGCTCATTCTAATTTAAGAAGGACAGGGAGGAGTTGGTTCTTCTCCCTATCTTTTTTTTTGTTAATAAAAATAAATAATAGGAAAATGGGAACAGTACCAAAAGAATTTACGCAAACTACTCCAGATGCTACTTTAAAAGCACTTGCATATAAAGGTAAAAATGGAACAGGAGGTCTAGCTAGATTAGCTCATGTAAATAAGGTAATTGAAGCTTTAACTCTTCCTGCATATGAAGAAGAAGTAGATGCTACAAATGCAGGATTAGTAACTGGTGATTTATATCAAACTACTGGTGGTGGAGCAGCAAATCCACATGATCTAGGAGCTGGTATAGTATTAGTAGTACAGTAGTAATTGCAAACTTTTGCTGGGGTAACTCAGCATTAGAAATTTGATTATATGATCAAAATAATGGAAGAAAATCTTATGCAATGACTAATATAAAAAAAGTGAAAGGATATATGCCAGTTCCAGCAAGATTTAAACACTTAGATGAACAACGTAGAAATGTCCAGAGAGCATTAAATTCAATACCTGCTGGTTCTGATGAACAAGTGGGAGTAACATCTAACGATACTACTCCAGGATATTTAGGAGCAAAAATTAGATTTAATTCATTATATTTTGTTGCAGATACTACTAATCCAGGAGGTAATGAAAGATTAGAGATATCTCCATTGGTTGACAACATACATACAGAAGGAGGAACAATTGTACCTCTTGTTGATGAAATGGAAGGA